AATAAAATGTATAATTCAAACATAACTTCAAACGAGTACAAACATGTTAAAAACATTTTTACCATTCTTCATCCAGGTCATCATGGTAGAGATCAGCATCTTCTATTAACTCTTTGTTCTGCACTACATAATAGTTCATGATTGTCACAGAGTCGTTGATGAACTCATCAAAACTAAGACTCCCTTTCAAACTTTTAACATCATTAATGCTTTTACTAGGTAAGTTGTAAATAACAGTTAATGTTCCACCAATTACAGTATTCTTACTAAGGGTTTCTATCATCCTCATGACTCTTGCAGTATCAATATTCGGTCCTGCACTAATTCTATTATTCTTAAACCACCTCCAAACTACAGATGCAGCAGTATCTATTTTCATTCTCTGTGGTGCAGTACCATATTGAAGTATGTATTTAATTGAAGCTGTTGACTCCTGTAGATCCCTTCTACTTGGCTCACCCACATTAAGTATCCATGCTAAGAACATACTAAGAACTCTAAGAGATAAGTCGTTTGACCAGCTTCCTTCAACTATCTGAGACAAAGATATTAGTACATAATCTTCATCTTCAATTATATTGCGAGCACCTACCTGCCTCTGGTAAGCTTGTCTCAACATTGTGCTGACGATTTCTTTATCTCCTTTAATTGCTAAAGGGCTGAACCCTAACTTATAACTGTGTAGAGCTAGGTTATCCATTGCTAAGCTTAACTTGAAAACAATAACATAGTTTGAGTCATTTTCAGTATAGATAGGTTTTGACGTAGAAATAGTGTTAATAGTTTCAGTATTCTTAGGTAGTACTGAGATGATATAATAACTTTCACCGTCTTCGTCTGAAAATATGACAGCCATTCCACCTGGTATAAGATTTATTCTTAGGTAATTATGAATTGCAGAGTCTTTGTCCATGTAAGATGATATACTAAGTTTATAGTCGTCCTCTACAATCGTTGGTGTAAACGGGCTTTCATTAATGCTTCTCATACTTAGTACACTAGTGCCAAACAGTCCATGACTTTTAATTATTTGGTTCATATTTATGTCTGCGTTGTAACCTGAAGTGGCCCATCTGTAGTAATGTGCGTTCAGTAGATTTACTACAAGCTTATTGTAATCTGAGTAGCACATAATGTCCTCCCAATTCACTTCGTTCATTTTAAGAGTATTATTATCACATACTGCCTTGATCATCATTGCTTCCTCAACAGGGGACTGGGTATTAAGGTTCATTATTAAGGATGATTCTCTCGAACTCCTTATTTCAAGTCTACCCAAGCTCTCAGAACACACTATATCAAAGGTGTAAAGCACATAATTAAGTATGTTTACCATGAAGTTATCGTCCTGTAATATCTTTAATTTACTTACTTCACTAGATTTGTACTTATCTCTCTGTTTCATAACTATGTATTTAATTCTAGATGATGCCCAGCTAGGTATCCCCTGCCTTTCTAAACATTCTCTCATGTCTGAACCTCTATTAGGACCATGAAAACCCGCAATTACAGAGTTCAGATATTTTATACGTTTAACTACGTCTTCATCTAATCTATAATCATCTAATTCATATTCGTTAAACACTTCACGACCTGAATTAATGAAATCTTCAATAAAGAGTTCTATTTTAACAAACTGTATCATAACCATGTGTTTGTTGAATGGTGTTCTCCTGTGCCCTGAGGGTCTTAACATGTTCTTTACGACGTTCAAAAAGTTTATGGTTTGGTCCATTCTCCTAAGCTCACCCAGTTCACTTCCATTTATTGATTTATCAGTGACTATAGAAGTGTAACTTTGTATTGTAGAGTAAACTGCCTCATGTATTGTGTTTTTAAGATTTCTTGACATTCCAACTGAACTAAAGCTTTCAGTATTAATCACAACAGTAGGGCATATGACTCCTCCAGTTATACTAATCCTCTTTAACACATCCAAGAAGTGAGGTATGTTACTGTCAACTGATAAGGAAACTTCAGAAAGCTTAGTCTTAAGGTCGTCAGTTAAGTCCATACAACTCATTGCATAAGCTAAATTATGAGACAATCCTTCAATCTCCCTTATTTCATCACTGGATTTATCTGCTGCAGTCCTAAAATGCTGATAAACACTTCTTTCACTTCTGAAGTCTTTAGAAGATGACCCTGCAGTCATCTCAATGAAGGATGAAAAGTTTCTTAACAACCTTGCCCTCATCATAGGATTAATCAACTTATACGAGGTTCTATATATGGCCTCCTTATATAATTGGGTCTGCCACTGTGCTGGGATCGAAACTGGAACTTGAGTTGAGTTTATACTTTTGCTTGAACTAACTACAGCATAGATATAGGATTCTAGTCTTGTTAGTAACATTGCCTTAACTATATTATTATCATCTATTGACTCTATTAGGTTCTTAGTCATAATGGAGCTCCTCATAGCAATTTCTTGGGCATCTTCTTCGACTATAACACTTGTGAATGCTCTAGTGACATGATCATCTATTAAGCTTTCTTTCGGAGTAATATACATGTCAAATACTGGATTCATTGTATTACTAATTATGTTTCTCACTTTATAACTCAAGCTTTGGCTTGAGACTTTAACTTTATATGATCTCTCAACATCTGATACATTATTTAGATAAGTGCCAATCTTTGCTAACTCCACATAAGTCGTTCTATCAACTCTCTCTGATTCAGATAGTGTACTCCACATTTTATTTGTCATTCTTGAAACTATTAAGGCGTGGTAAGGAGACGGGAGAATTATACTTGTTGCATTCTTGCCGAAATTTCTTGAAGATCTATGTGAGCTTATTGAACTTAAACCTGATAGAGATGGGCAAGGCAATCCAAATGAGTTAGCAACTACATAATACAGTCCAAGCATAGTAGGGTTAGAAGAGACAAACCTTGCTGCTGTAGCTATGAACCTATCTTTCATTCGCTGTTTGTCAGAACCAGATGATTCAGCACTTATTTCAGGTGATATTTGAGATCCGAGGAACTTAGCTTCAGGTTCAATGAAAGTTTGATCATTAATATTGTCGTCAGCAGTAAATTCTAATTTTGTTAATATGTCAGGATCTTCTTCACATAAAGTCAGTGCAACCCTCGCACTTTCCTTAGGAATACAAATCTTGTAATCAGGGTAAAGCTTATTGATCAAACGTTCATTATAATCACCTGAGTTTAATCTTACTTCAAACCCTCTATAACTTTCTAATTCCCTGATCCAGAATGATATTGATTCTTTACATTTTCTAGTGTCCTTCTTTTGAGCCATAACTATATACTTCTTATCCACAAATTTTATTGCAGCACTACTCTTTATTATTGCAATGGACTTATTGTACTCTATTACATCAGGTATTTCCTGTATAAGATTTCTTAAGTGGAGGGGCTGGAAGTTAACTGAGGTCTTAATTGAGTTCAATATAGTCTCCTTAATTTTGTCTGTCAGTGGATCAGAATTTGAAGGTATATCAATACTTGCTTTAGAAAGTAATTCTCTGATTATCCCAAGTCCAGAAGTGTCGATCAAGCTCGTGCTAAGAAGAGAACCACTCAATATATTTCTTTCTGCATCCTTAGGATTGCTTAGATTAGTATATATGGTTGAACTAATTGCAGCAGCAAAACAAGAGTTATAATTATACAGGAGCTCTAAGTCTGCTGTAAATTCAGACAGTGGTTCCATTGAGCTTATTGAAGTTCTTTCTGTGATTGAAGGGACCCTAAATCCACCAGCAGAGTAAGGTACTGCAGTGAGGATACTCAATACCTTAGAACTGCATCTTCTATTTAATCTACGTAAGGTCCTAACAGTAAGAAATGTATTGATAACCATCATTATATCAGAAGGCCCACCTGATTTAATAACTGAGCTGCATTGAGAATTCCATAATTCTATCTTATCAGATATAACATTTATACCAGGAGTCATTTTCCTTTTACCAACTGAAGTCAACTCTTTAATCCATGTTGGAATTAATATTCCTTTATCACCAAAAACGCCTAAATACTCTATTAAATTGTAGGATGCAGAAGTTTTATCAAGTTTAAATATTAGACCATAATCCTTAAAGACTTTTTGAATTGTTAAAATCTTACTACCTACTGAACTTTCATTACCATCTACGAAAAGTCTTAGTAGTCCGTCGTCACTATAAACAGCTAAGACACCCTCAACACCAGTTGCATCAGTGGCAACATCCATAACTACTCTCATTGCAAGTGTCCATAAAAAATTCAAAAACCCTTCAAAGCCTCCTCTCATACCAGCCTTCACCCCTACAAACCCTCGAGTGTTGTGGTAAACTATAGATGCTCTAAAGAAGACATCAATCCTCTCCATCCAATCCTCACCAGTAAGTTCACTCATTATTTTTCCTAAAATTCTAACTAGTGCTCCAGGGAACTTCTTTGAGAACTCACTCATGTCAAATGATACGTAAAGAACACTCATTTCCCCATCATTATTTTGATACACACCTGTATATGAAGATAGCATTTCCTCAAGTTCCTTTCTTCTAGCCCTGTAACTTTTAGTGATAGATATTCCGCTAGCTTTACTTATCACCTTCTTAGTTGCCCTCTCACAAACTTGAGTCATCACCTTAAGGGCTTGTTCTGCCATATAAAAGCATCTTGTAACTTCTTTATGGACTTCACCTAGCTTAGGTTCAGTACCAACAATATAGCTCGCGTCAGGGTTATCTAAGACAAATTCCTCTAAATCACAAGACGGAATATCATCTATCTCGATACCCTCATACTTTGACTCAAATAAAGTATGCTGTCTTATAACATCCCTAAATCTTTCCCGAGCAGACTTGAACTCCAAATTTGATTCACCTGATATAACCGTTGCAATATCATTCACTGATTTAAGTTTTAAAATAACTTCATCTAACTGCTTTCTACTTTTAGGAGCATTAATATTTCTTATTGTTTTATTATCTATAGTAAATTGAGGAGCAGAAGACTTATTAGATACTGGAATATCTTGATGTTCAGAATTGAAGAAGTTGTTTGGCTTTTCAAAATTAATCGAAGACCAGTTGGCCCACCCAGTTTTCATTAGTTCAGAAATAGGGACAGATGTTGAGTTTATTTTCTCAACGAACTTTGAAACTATTTCATTATCCGGGTCCTTAGCTCTTGCTCGAACGTCAACTTTTTGTGCAATCAATGAAGAATAAACAACCTTTCTTGCAACCCCCTCAAATCTAGGCAACCTATCATTTACAACTGAGTTTGGCTCCTTAACGCCTTCTATTGAGTCGAAGACCTCACTCATGTCTGCATCAGGGTGGATAGAGGCCTTATAAACGTTAGATAAATTGATAGCTGATTTCCTGTTGCCAGTAAGTTCGAATAAGAAGTCAGCAACCTTCTCGCCATATTCTAACTTTACACCTTCTAGACCAGAAATATACATCCTATCAGAAGTAAATCCCATAACTGGATCAAGATCACCTCTTAGGAATAGGATCTGTCGTGCAGTTTTGAATATAGCGCCAACTGAATTTGGGTGTGATATACCAAAGTCGATCATCTTCCTCATGACCTTCACTATGGAGCTACCATCATTAGCAAGGCCATTTATTGAGCTTGAGCACAAGCATAAATAAGAAAAAGTCCTTAAAAATTCAATAGATCTTGAGAAATGGACGTTAGTCATAAATCTGCACCTCTTTACACCTCTTTTGTTAAATAAGTATATTATGACAATACTACCTACTTGGTAATATTTAATTGGTTTCAAGTTACCGTAGATGTCCCTAACTTCTAAAACACCTTCAGCTCCATTTCTTTTCCAAACCTGAAGGTCCTTAGCAAAACCAGTGTTATAATTATCTCTTAATTCCTCAAGAACAAGAGAAGTAGACTCGAGTGACAAGAAGTTATTAAAACAGTGTTTGTACTTATCTGACAACTTATGCCTACTTAGAGGGCTGACCCAATTACCCAACCTGGTTGAACAAATCCTCTCAGACTCAAGGAAGTCACTTTTTAACGTAGTCATTTCAGAAGTATAATGAATAGGGACATCATTCTTGGATCCAACGAGATCATTAAGGAATAGCCATGTCTGATAGTTACTGTCTAAAATAGTCCTGCTTATGTCTTTAACACTAAGCTTGGATCCCTCAGAAACAATCAAACCAACTTTGTTTAATATTTCATTTACATCTGCTGCAATAGGGCCACTCCTTAGAGTCTCTGAATTTCTGCTTGAGACTTTTCCGGGCTTTGATTGATATTTTATCTGGGTGCCTTCATTATCTAAACAGATTGCTAAAGATTTAAGAAGTGCATCCTTGGGTAGTAAAATTTGCTGGCTCATTTTGGATAATATGTATATTATTATAATGTAGATTATCATGACTTGTTTGTTT